CCGTATCGCCGGGACGTGGATAATGTGCAGCAAGTAGATTTTCTGGACAGCGTGCCGGAGAAAACACCGGAAAGGATTTATGAATGAAACGAGTCAAGATGTGGACAGATGGTAGTTGTCTGGGAAACCCTGGCCCGATGGCGTGGTGTGCGATCCTGGACTACAACGGGACACGCAAGGAAATTACACCAGATGTGTTAGTCGAAGGCACCAATAACCGGGCTGAACTATTGGCTGTCATTGGCGGATTGAAGGCACTCCGAGAACCTTGTGAGGTGGTTATCACTAGCGATTCTCAGTACGTCGTCAAAGGTGTAAATGAGTGGGATTTACCAGACAAGGGGCGTTGTGAGCAGTGTACCAATGCAGACCTTTGGGGTGATGTCTATACGCTGATTTACGAATCGGGGCATAAGGTCAAGTTCATCTGGCAACGCGGACACGCTGGGCACCGAGAAAATGAACGCTGCAATGCGGTCGCAGAAGGACTATTACACAAGTTGCAGGGAGAGCCAAAATGACCACACTCACACCCGAAGAAAAAGCGCTGAACTCCGCCGTCGCCATGAAAGCCGCACGTGACCGCGAACTGGCAACCCGCCGGGCAGAGGCGGCGGAGGACGAAGCGGCCGGCTTGCGGTTAGCCGCCGGTATCCTGTGGCAGGCGTTGCATGTACTATTCGGTGCTGTTGGACGAACAGGTATCCAGTGAGTCGATGGACTCGGCGAAAGCAGTGCTGGATATGTTTAAGCAGGAAGGCGAAACGGGATGATAACCTGTGGTAGTTTGTTCACGGGGATAGGTGGAATTGATTTAGCTTTCGCTACTGCTGGGTTTTCCATTGTTTTTCAAGTCGAGATTGATCCATTTTGTAGACAGGTATTAACCAAACATGCCCTCACCTACTGGCCTAACGCAAAACTCTTTGCCGATGTTCATGATGTCGGAAGACACAACCTCCCCGCAATCGACATCCTGTTTGGGGGGTTCCCATGCCAGGATGTCAGCAATGCCGGAAAACGAGCGGGCATATCAGAAGGCACACGATCTGGTCTTTGGTTTGAGTTCGCCCGTATTATTGGCGAATTACGACCCCGAATTGTGCTTGTGGAAAACGTGCCAGGAATCCTTACCAGGGATGGAACTATCGTTATTGCAGACCTTGCCAAGATGGGGTATGTGGGACACTGGGGGATTATATCAGCTTCGGACGCGGGCGCACCGCATAAACGCGAACGGGTGTTTATTGTGGCCTACCGTGACAGGGATCGACAAACATCCCCGGACGGCGGGCAATGGGGAATTGTATCAGACGACAACGGGGACGGTACGGCGGAAAAACAACGACGGCGCATCATCCAATATGGGGCTAAACGCGGCGGTCAAACTCTGGGCAACCCCAACGGCCAGTATGCAAACAGACGGAGACTTAATACAGGCTCACTATCACAGTACAAAACGCCCTCCGTATGGCGATGTAAACACCGGTACTCTGAATCCCGACTGGGTCGAGACGCTCATGGGGTATCCTACCGGTTGGACAGCCATCGATTCCCCGCGCCTCCTGGCAAGCCGTATACTTGGGAGCCAACGCGCACAACGGAAGTCAAAACGGATCGCGCGGCAAGGTTACAGGCGTTGGGCAATGCAGTTGTCCCGCAGTGTGTCTACCCGGTAGCGCTGGCGATTATGGAATGGATGGAAGGCGAAACGGGATGACAGACCTACTCGACATTCAATGTCCTTCGTGCGGCGTCATTATCACGGTTGACGGCGATTGTGTCGAGTTCAATTGCCCTGGGTGTGGAGCGTCTATTGACGTGAGCGAATGTATTGATTTGTGGTGGGAACCGGAAGACGATGAAAGGTACGACGAATGACTCCACGTCCCAATCAACCGACCTATGATACTCTGTACGCCAACGCCAGCGTGTATCTCACGTGCCAATCCTGCCCGATGGACGACCTGAAACGATGGGCAGCGTTGAAAGGCGACCCGGTGTTTAGCGCCAAAGTGGCGGCGTTCGTGGAAACGTATGAGGACGTGCGGGAATATGTACGCGGCAAGATGGCAGAGCGATGAGGAGAGAGAGAATGAACCATTTGCAGAAACAGATACAAAACGATTCGGATGTTGACGGGGGCAGTTGGCGCAACCTGCTTATTGATTTTGGTTATGCCGGTTTTGAGATGGTCGAAGAAGACATCAAAAGCGATATGGCGACTGCTCATCAATTTCACCAACAAATGGCGCTCCAAATGGTAGACATTGCGCGAGACATCTGGAAAGCTTATGAAGTCTTATCACAGCAATGTGATGAGGTTGGGTTAGATGTTTCCCATTTAACCGTTGGTGATATAACCAGCATTCGGGAACGGTTAATGAGATAGGGGACTGGTGTTGCCTTTTACAATTCGTCCGAGGTCGGATGAGTAGCAGACCCCTGTTGGCCCGGCGGGTGACAGCGTCGGGCTTTTTTTTGTTGTATGGTTGACAATTGGTATATACTTGGGTTAAACTTGGGATATGGATACTTCTTCATGGTGGCACGATATACACATCTGGCGCAACGCCTTCGACTACGACACGGTTTCGCGGCCAGTGGAAAACGAAGCCCTCGAAAATATTTATCACGAAGTTCTGAAACTTACCCCCAAACAAAAGCACGCCCTGACCGACTGGCTCGCCAGTGAAGGCGCGGACTTCTGCCGTGCGATCCTGCGCGATATGCGCCGGGATGCGAGCCTCAAGAACAAGTTGGCGGCACGGGGTAAGACGCTGAACTTTGTCAACGTTGGCACCCCTCGACATGAAAAGTTAATGAGTGTTGAAGTATCGTTGACTTGACAACGCATGTTTCGGGTGTATACTGTACATAAGGCGCATTGCGCCTATTTGATTCTATGGTAACATCCCCGGCGGTTCTTGTCCGAGTTGACCCTCACTAGAGAAAGGAGCCGTGCTCTTGCGTGTTCCTTTTTAACACCGTCGGGGTTTCCCTTTGAACTTATAGAGGTCTGAACATGGCACGAGCCAGAGACAAGCAGCGGGGCGTTATCGTCCAGCGACAGATTAACGCACTCGAATTACGCAAAGCGGGTTACACATTCCGTGAGATTGCGGCGCGTCTGTCTGTCTCGTTGGGCACCGCCGCGAACGATGTACAGGCCGAATTGAAACGCCTTGCAGCAATCCGCCTGGATAATGCGGAGGAATTGCGACAACTTGAACTTGACCGGATCGACATCGCCGTCAAAGGGTTGCTGCCATTTGTGCAATCCGGTAGCGCTACTCATGCAGCCACCTTGTTAAAGTGCATCGAACAGCGGGCGAAGTTGCTGGGCTTGTATGCACCAGAGAAGTATACGATCCAATGGCAGGAAGAAGCCGTTGCCAGTATCAAAGCCGGTGAAGTGGATTATGAACCGTTAGCAGAGGAATTCGGTAGTGACCTCGCAACTCAACTCTTTGCAATGGCCGGAACACCCATTAGCCCGATTGGCGCGGGCACAGCACAAGACAGCCCGCCAGCGCACAACGGCAACGGTCGCGGATGATGTTGACCCGTTAAACCGTCCGTATGTCCCGCACGATAAGCAGCGAGCCTTTCACGAAGCCGTCCGGCAATATGACATCGTGTTATTCAATGCTGGACGTGGAGCGGGAAAAAGCACCGGCGGCGCATTGCAGGCCATTCATGAGAGCATCATCCATCAGCCAGGCGTTGCCGGGTTAGTCATTGCGCCAACGTATCCGATGTTGCGAGATGCCAGCATGAAAGAGTTCTTCGACTGGCTAAACCCGGCTTACATCAAGTCCTGGCACAAGACTGACAAGTTGCTGACGTTGACCAATGGGAGTGAAATTGCATTCCGAAGTGCCGATGACCCGAATAGTCTGCGCGGGCCAAACCGGGGGTGGCTCTGGTTTGATGAACCGCGTAACTTGCGGACACGGGAGTCATTTGATGTGGTGTTTGCACAGTTGCGGGTGGGTCAGTGTAAGGCATGGTTGACCACGACGCCCGCTGGTATCTTTCACTGGATATATCAACTGTTTGTTGAACGGCCTTTAGCCAACAGCACGTATATTGTCGCCAAGACTGAAGAAAACCCATACCTTCCGGCGAACTATGCCCACAACCTGAGGAGCCAATATACCGGCGGCTTTGCCAAGCAGGAATTAGATGCGCAGTTCATCGCCACCGAAGGCGCGGTGTATGACAACTTCTCGCTAGAGCATAACGTCACTGTCGACGCCGACTACGACCCGGCGCGGCATACGTTCTGGGGATGCGACGATGGCTATGCAGAGGGTGACGGTGTAGGTTCGCCAGGCCATCACCCGCGTGTGATCCTGGTGGCGCAGCAGCGCGGCGACGGCGGCCTGAATGTCTTTGACGAATACTATCAGACGTTGCAACTGCCGGAGCAGTCTATCGATGAGATGTTGCAACGCGGGTACCACAAGCCGCGTCTTGCGATGGTGGACAGCAGCGCCGCTGAGTTTCGACGGCGGTTGGGTGACCGGGGCATTATGAATGGCGGGGCAACGCATCCGGTCGCGGATGGCATCAAAGTGGTGCGCCGGTTTATTTGCGATGGGCACGGCGTACGACTACTGAAGATACACCCACGCTGCACGAACCTGATACGGGAACTGCAAGCCTACCGGTATGACGATAAGTCAAGCGCAGTCTATGCAGGAGAACCAAAACCCTTGAAACTAGACGACCACGCCTGTGATTCGATTCGCTATTTATGCTGGAACTTTAGATGACGACACAAACGGAATTTATCCAGGTCGCCCGGCGTCAGTCGGTACAGACCAAACCGGACACGAAGAAAGGCCAGACAGCACGGCCTTTTTTGTTTGGCTCTACCTGGCGCGGCCCGCTGCTGGATGCACACGGAATGCGTTTACGGGAGTGGCAACTCCGGCGCTATTTCCGGCACGACTACAACACCATCTTCCCCTCAGCGATTGCCGGACTGGTCAAGCGCTTGCAGTCGATGCCCTGGAAAATCAGCGGGGATAATGAGGAATGGGTAGCGTTCTATCAGGACGTGTTGTGGAATGCGGATTTCGGCGCGGGATGGGAATCATTCATCAGTAAACTGGTGGAGGATTATAGTGTCCTTGACGGTGGTGCATATGTCGAGTTGATTGGCCCCGGCAACCCTGACGCGCCAATGGTGAGCAACGGCGTTACGGGTCTGTCTGTGTTAGATGGCCTGCGCTGCGAACCGACCGACGACCCAGACTATCCGGTGATTTACATGGACGCGCTTGGCAAGATGCACGTGATTCCGATTACGCGCGTGGTGCGGATGGTCGATACTCCCGACAGTGACACGATGTCCTACGGGTATGGTCAGAGCGCGTTGAGTCGCTGCATTGCGACCGTCCAGCGCGAAATTCTCATGAACCGGTATATTGAGCAGCAGTTAGACGATAACCCGCCGCCGGGCTTGATGCTGTTTAAAAACATCTCGGACGCTGCGCTCGAAGAAGCGTTCATGAAGCTGGAAAAAGACCGCAGCACTGACAACGGCGCAAAGTGGGGCAACGTTGTCAAACTGTTTGGGTCAATGGCGGAAGTCAGTCCAGAGGTGGAGGTCATTGCTTACGCCAACCCGCCGGAGAAGTTCGATTACATTGAATACAAGAACCTTGCGGTCAAGGAGATTGCGCTTGCGGTTGGGTTAGACATTCAAGACCTCTGGGAATTGCAAGGGCGCGGCATTGGCACCGCGACTCAAAGTGAAGTTCTTCATGAGAAGTCCAAAGGCCGCGCGATTGGACGACTGGTCAAGAGTATTGAGCGGTTGATTAACCAGGCGCTCCCTGAGGAACTTGAATTTGAGTTTGAATACATTGACACCAGCGAAGAAGAAAAACGCGCGGTTATCGCGCAGATGTGGGCAACGACCATTAGCACCATAGCCCCGCTCATCGGCGACCAACCCACGCGGCAAATGCTGGCCGATGTCATTGAACCGGTGCGTAAGGTGTTAACCGATGAAAGCGGCAAGCTCATCGTATTGGGTGACGTTGACCCGGAAACGCCACAGCAGGCGCAGCCGGACGAAATCACGGCGACCGATAGCGCCGAAGTGGTTGACCAACCCCAAACGCCGATGCAAAAAGACCTGGCCGCAACGGAGTCCAGTTTCCGCGAGGACTTCATGCACCTGGTCGGGTTGGTACAGGACGGCAGTCTATCCCCAACAACCGTGCGCCCGGCGCTCCGATTGGCATTGGTGGAAGCAGGCAGCGCAGTATGGTTGGATGGGTTGCGCGATGCGGGGGTAGAAAACCCGACGTTAGACGATGCGGCGCGGGAAGCCATTGCGGTCTGGCGTGCCAAACAAAACACCTACCTGAACAACTTTGTTGACGAAATATTCAGTCGGGATATGACGCCCGAAACCATCCGCAGTCGTGCGGACATGTGGGTGAACAAGAGTATCAACAGCCTGTACTTTCAAGCGAAAGCCGCCGCCGCGCCCCGCCAGCGCTACATGTGGGTCGTCGATCCGATTAAGGAACACTGTCGCACTTGCCTTGCGCTGAATGGGCAAATCCATGAGATGAAATATTACACCGCTCGCAACCTGTTGCCGCAGTCCGACGCCTTAGCCTGCGGCGGTTTTCACTGCGGATGTCGGCTTGTACCGACTGATCTACCCTCACGCGGGCGGTTAAGCGCGGTGCCGTACCGGAGGAAGGAACACCATGCCATACTCCATTAACAAGCGCGGGGATCGCTATTGCGTCATCAAGGACACGGACGGGTCAACCGTTGCTTGTCATGACACGCGCGGTGGAGCAGAGGCGCAAATCCGCGCCCTGTATGCCAACGAAAGCAAGTCATTGGTGTTCAAGGCGCACAACCGGCGCTACATGTTCCTGCTGTCGAGCAACGCCTATACCGACCGGGAAGACGAAATTGTCCGGCAAACAGCGCTGGAACTCTATGTCAAGCAGTTCAAACCGAATGACCACAAGTTGTGGCACCGGGGCGACCCGATCGGACAAATTGTTGCGGCCCAAAACATCGGGCCGTTTTTGTTGGAAGTCTCCCGCGAATTACCCAATGCTAAGATTGACATCAGCGGGGATGATGAGCCACCGATGCCAACAACCATCAAGCGGGTTTGGAATTACATCGAAGATAACCCCGGTATGTTTGGGTCAAGCATCGGGTTTAACTACCTGAAAGGGGATGAACAGGACGGTGTCTACGATGCCATCCTGAAAAAAGAAACATCCACATTGCCGCTAAGTGAGGCGGCTAATGCCATAACACTCTCAACAGTTATCGGAGGAAAACCTATGAGTGAGGCACAGAAGACCAACCGCCGCAATCTCTGGAAAAGCATCGTTGGCACGCCTGTCAGCGAGCAGTTGAGCGCGGCAATGGAGGCCCTGCAAGCGTCTTTGGACGCCGCAGGGGTTAACCGCAAGGAGTTTTCCGGCCAGAAAACGAAGGCCATTATGGAAGACCTTGCCGCCCAGATTGACGACCTGTTGGCCAGCATCACCGACAACCCGCCGGAGGAACTACGCAATCAGATCATTGCAACGGTTATGGGCGCGATGGCGGATACCGGCCCGGTCGAAGAACCGGCACCGGAGGAGCCGCCAATGGAAGAAATGGCGGACGGCGAAGACGAAGAAGACAAGCTGCCGGAACAGGTCATGGAACTGGCGAATCAGGTCAAGGCATTGGTAGAAGAACGCCAGGCCAGCGACAAAGAATGGAAAGAATTTATCCCGGCATTCATTCAGGTGACGAACGTGGTCAAAGAGTTTGCGCCGCTGGTCGGCAAAATCAAAGACCTGGACACGCTCGAAACCCGTATGAAAACAATCGAAGCCAATCAGAAGATGCGACCGCGTGCAGCTTCGCAGGCGGTTGAAACAGAGATCGAAGACAAGGCCACCCGTGAACGTCTGGAAACGGGAACCAAAGGCCAGAAGAAAACCGTTCTCGGAATTCCCGTTAAGGAGTAGACACGATGGCAGAAGAACGAACATTCACACTCGAAGAAATCAAAGAAATCGGCGCGGCGCTTGGCTTGCAGCAGAAACACACGCCCGCCAGCACCACCCTGTACACGCCCACGTTGCAAGGGCCATTTCAGGGTAGTACCACACAGTTTGGCATTTTCTCAGAACCGGGCGTCCGTCCAGAGCGTTTCAGCGCGATGGCACGCCCCGATTCGTTTGCACAGGCGCTTGGTGCGCCAATCCGCAGCGAATACTATGAGGAACTGCTCGACATTTTCACCGGACAGACCGCTTCCGATTGCACGAACGCAGTTGGGCCTTGCGGTGATCCGCCTGAAGTGGGCGCTGGTAAAGTCTGTAAGCAGGCTTACTACTGGGGCTTTGCGTACATGAAGACAGAACTCAATGCGTTGGCGGAAATTGGCCAGTTGCGTAATCGCGCGGACGTGCCGGGGCGCATCATTAATGTTGACCCAACCATGCGTAACCCGCTAATTCCAGACTTGTTCTATCGTTTGGATGATGGCCAGTCACAATTGCAGTATGAACTGTGGCGACTGGGCGTTGAGTTTGAACGCACGTTGGACGTTGTGGCTGTGACCGGCGATAACAGCGCGGCCTATACCGATACCGAATGCACCTGGACAAATGAGTTTACCGGCCTGGATAGCCTCATCAAATCCGGCTACACCGACGCTAAAACCAGCATTGAATGCCCGGCAATGGACAGCGCCATTATTACCTTCGGGGCGGACGTGGGCGGCACGATTGGCTCCGGTGACGGGCGTAACATCACCATCGCCATTACGGAACTCGTTCGCGGTGTGCGTGAGCGTGCCCGCAAAATGGGCTATGGCAACGGTGTTCAGTATTACTGGCTGATGCGCTCCGAAGCGTTCCATCGCATCGTTGAGGAATATTCCTGCGAATATGCGACCTACCGCTGCGATGGTGCATCTAACCTGCCAAACGTCACCCTCTCAAGCGACAGCAACAACCTGCGCTTGCAGATGATTGGCGGGCAGTATCTCCTGGTCGATGGCGTTCAGATACCGGTTGTGTTCAGTGAAGGTATTCCGCAGACCAATTCCGCTGGGACGTTTACCAGTGACATCTATCTGGTACCCGCGAACTGGAACGGTATGCCGCTCACCTACCTGCAATACTACCCGATGGACAATCAATACACGACTGAGTTTGCGAACTTCGCAAGCGGTGGCGTGGAGACGCTGAACAACGGGTTGTGGCTGGCGGGCAAACGGTCAACCGGTCTGTGTGAGGAAATCCACCTCCAGACAAAGATGCGTCTGATCCTGGAAACTCCATTCCTAGCTGGTCGTATCGACAACATCAGCTATACCTTCACCAGCCCGATCCGTAACGCGCTGCCTGGCAGTTCATTTTATGCCGACGGCGGCGGTACGTACCGTTAGGCGACACAGCGTTCTACCTTGTGGTGCGTGGAGAATTGTGCTAAAATACAAGAATGGCGGGAATCATCCGCCATTCTTCGGCCACCTGATAGGAGCAGGCAACCATGAGTAGTATACCACAGAACACCGCATTGTTTCACAGCGTGATTAGCGCTGGTCTATCTGACCCAGACATTAAACAAGCCGTTCTCAATTATCTAAAAGCGGAAACGGAGCGCGTCAGGCCAAAAGAGGAATGGCGCGAAGTCTGGTTCCAGGTGTCCGCAGACACGCGCGTTTATGTGCAGCCAGGGATAGACCCACGAACGGGATTGCTTAATAAACGTACCGATGTCAAATTGAGAGTGTCCGTGTATTATATCGCACGGTTAAACACTGCCAAGATATTCGGCGAAATCGTTCATCCTAACGAGATGTATTATTCTTCTCCCTTTGAGGGCTACTATACCAATACGCAAAAATTCCGATGGGAGCGGTCTGTTGATGCGCCGGATTACGTTGTAGCCGTCGTGGCTGGTCAGAACGCATGGGCAGAGGTCTACGATTGGTTTGTAGAGCAGACTGAGGCGGTGAGTGATGAGTGAGGACGCCTTATTCATGGATCGTTATTATCCAGCCGCACAATTTTTTCATGGTAAACCACCTGACTTCCCAGAGGATAGCATTTATAATCCTGATTTACTGCTTGAATGTATTGAGCATGGAGAGACGATTGAAGGCGAATGGGTAGATAAATTGTTCTACGCGCAATGGTATTTTTGGAAAGGAAATTTCTTATTATATATGTCCCAACCCCAGACAAGACCGTCCTTTGAGAAAATCAAAGATGCTTTTAATCGGCATGGCTATGTTCAGCAGCTTTTAACGCCACGATCCTGGCGTTGGGAATTGCCAATAGTGGAGGGTGCGGATAATGAATGACAAACCTAACCAGCGTCAACTCGAATGGATTGAAGATTGCCCGGATTGCGAACGCGCTCTAGAGGAAATCCGGCAACATTATCAAGAACAACTCGCACAAGCCTATGCGGAATGGCGAAGCGAACATCATGAGTTTAACATATTGCCTTATGGGCATTCCTGTAAATGCGTACTCATTCCTGTGCAGTCAAAACGATTATCTATCTGGCATCGTCTCTGGAATCGCATTCGAAACATGTGGAAGGTGTTAGGTGCCTGATGTATCCATTCTCATTCCGTATGCCTACCCGCACCGGCATTTGGTCAAATACGCGGTGGCTTCGGCAATACGACAGACGGTACCCTGCGCGATTTACACGATGTTGGACACGGAGAAGCGCGGGCCGGGATGGGTACGGAATCGGCTCCTGTCGAGAGTAGACACCAAATATACGTTATTTTTAGACGCTGACGACTGGTTGGAACCGACGTGTGTTGAGGAATGTTTAAAGGTTATCCAACCGGGTCATTATGTGTACGTGGATTGGTTCGCAGACAATCAGCACCGTCCGGCAATGAACAAGGCGTGGTGCGGCCTGGAAACGTGGCATGTCATCACGGCACTTATTGAGACGGCACACATTCGGGCGGTCGGTGGGTTTGACCAGACGTTGCCCGCGTTGGAGGATACCGACTTCTGGCTAAAGATGGTGACAAGCCGTTATTGTGGTATCCGGGTACCCAAGCCGCTGATGCACTACAGTGACCGGGGAATTCGCAGCCGACCAGTTCACAAAAGCGGGCGCGACCGCTATTTAAAGGATTTGATAATCAGGAGGTATGGCGGAAAAATGGGCTGCTGTGGAGCAGAGAATATTATTGACAATTCCATCCCGGTTGGCGAAGCTCAATCCGGTGATGTCGAGGCAATGGCGCTCTGGCATGGCAATCATGTCGAGCATGGTAAGGCGACCGGGCGCACCTATCCGCGCATGTCCTGGCCGCGTATCACGTGGGTTGACCCGCGCGATATTCAGAAGTCGCCAAACTTGTGGAAGCCGATAGAAAAGCCGATTGAACCGGCGCACAATGGGGACGACCATACGCCAGAACCGGCCATGAAATATGAAGGTGCAGAAGGATTTGCCGATGCGCTGATGGACGCCGGGATTATTGACGTGCCGGTGGAGGAATACGCGCCGGATGTTGAGCCATATGAAGAACAGACCATCATCACCGAAGCTGCACCAGTGGATGGACGCGATATGATAACGCCTGAGATTAAACTGTTCACTCCCGAATTGCACGACATCGCGCCGGATTATGCGAAGTTAGTCAAGCTGGGGAAGGCGTTGTATGACTGACCAAAAGTGGATTGTCTGCGAAACACAGGAGTTATCTGACACCGTAAAACAATACGGGTTAATCTCGCTTGAGGTCGAATTGGCAAAACAATTTCATCGTATGCTGAAAACCGGTATCATCAAGCGCAAAACCAAAATGGTGGTGGTGGGTCGATCTGATATGACGCTTCCTGAAACTGTAACGCTATTGGGAAAAGACGTTCCCGTTATGCGCGATGACCGCATCAAGGTTACTGAGGATGACGGCGTGAAACAGTCAACGGTTTATTTGATGCGCCGCAAGGATTACAAACGGATGGCGAATCATGTGGACTGATATTACCCTTTCCATCATCAGCGGCACGATTAACCGGCTGGCCTCACTTCAGCGCATGATTCAGACCGTGCGTGATACGGTGCCTGCTACCATCCGCTATGAGTTTGTATTGGCCGATAATGGCAGTATTGACGGCACGCCGGAATGGATTGAACAACAGCCCGATTGTCGCCTGATTCAGTTGGGCAAAGCGGTCGGTGGCGTACGTGCCCTGACTGAAGCTGGACACGCGGCACGCGGTAAGTACGCGCTCATCAGTACCGATGACACCGGTTTTCCACCTTACGCGATTGTCCGCGCGATTAGTTATCTTGAGACGCACATAGAATGCGGCGCGGTGCAATTTGAAGACCACATTTTGGACGGCTTCGATGAACAATACGTCTGGAACACAGACGGCAAACTGATTAAGGTCTTCTATCCGCAGGTGTCATTGATCCGTACGTGGTTGGGCAAAGCGTGCGATTGGTGGGGCGCGAATACGGAAATGGCGAACTGCTGGACGTATGCCGGAGATAACCATCTTGGCTACCAGATTTACAAGCGTGGGTATACAGTGGACAAAGTGCCCGGCGTCGAGAACATGGCGTATATCATCGAGGACGCGGCGCGAAAGCATCAGACCAGCGTCAACCCGATTGACCGCCGCACGCGCGTAGCCGCATATGGACAGCCGGGCGAACCGAATAAAGACGTGTTGTATCCCTGCAAGCCTATCGTCCCAAACCCGCACACCGAAGAACTTCGCATCCTGTTTGTGAATGATTACATCCGCATCGTGCCGAACTGGCGCACAGCCAAACCGGCATTTAAAAACGCGGTCGCGGATTGTGGCATTGTCTGGGAACATCTGCTGCTGGATAACAAAGACACCATTGCCGATCAACTCTATCGTGCTGCCGGGGCATTACAGCCGCATCTGATTTTATCCAACATCCACGCGCCCGACTTGTTGAGCCACGCCGATGTAAAGAAAATTCGGCAGGCCGCGCCGGGTGCTATCTGGCTCAACTGGATAGGCGATGTCTGGCCGCAGTACCACACCAACACGCAATGGACGGACGTGTGGAAGGCCATGAGCGGGTTATTGATTGTCAACGCCGACATGTTGCCCGAAACGCGCAAGCAGGGTATACCGAGCTTCTATTGGCAGGCTGGGCCGGAGGAATACGACGACCTGCCAGACATGCCCGCGCACGATGTGGTATTTCAGGGCAATGGCCACCGACGCCCGCAGAAGTGCGGACAGCGCATGTTGCTTTATCAAACGTTGCGCCAGATGGAAGATGAAGGCGTAAACGTTGGTATCTATGCCGGGCGCGGGTTTCCGAAAACAGAAGGCAATACGTTCTGGAAATTTAACCAGACGCAAGCGCTGAATCACAATGCGAAACTGGTCATCTCAGATAATGAATTCTGCGCGGCGGGGTATGTGAGCAAGCGCTTTTTTGACATCATCATCACCGGCGGCGGCATGTGCCTACACCAACAGACGAAAGACTTTGACAAGCTCATGGGTCTAAAGGAAGGCACGCATTACATTGCCTGGAAAGACTACGACGACCTGCAAGCGAAAATCCGATACTGGCTTGACCCGAAAAACGAGAAACGTCGGGCACGGATCGCGACCAATGCGCGGCGCATGGCACTAAAGAAACACACCTATCCGGCACGAATGCGGGAACTGCTGACCGAAATCATCCCGCATTCGTGCCGGATAGGTGTGTTTCTTTAGTGCCATGCGCCGC